TAAATCTAATACTTGTGTTTGAGGTGAAGGAATAACACCTTTCTTAGCAGGGTCTGCTTCAGGGTTATCTAATTTAAATTGTAATTCAGCTATCTCATTTTTACCTTCTTGTATTTTAACAGCTATTCTATTTTGTCTATCTGCATCACCTTCAGCTGCTTTAAAGTCTCTATCTAATCTAGCAATTTCTGCTTGTTTTTCTAACTTAGCTTGTTCTAAATCTGCACCAATGTCTGCTTCAACACCTGCAAGTGCTACTTCTCTATCAACATCTTTTTTAGCTTGTCGTGCTTTAAAAAAATCTGCTGTTGGTTCTTCAAACGCTTTTGCTAAATTAGCAAGAGTGCTGCCACCACCTGTTTGTGACATACCTTTTAATCCACCTTGAATTAATAACTGTGATACAGGATCAAATGCAGGTTCTTCAAATTTTTTTAATGCTTCTTGTATTCTTTCAGATGGACTAGGTGTACCTTCTTGAAAATTACTTCTGATACCGGTCATGATACCACCACCGACTTCGCCACCTTTTCTAAACATAGGTCTTCTAAATACTCTGCTCATTAGCCCCCTAAACCACTAAACCCTTTGTATAGTCCAGCAAGTGTAGCGCCTGTACTTAATGCAGTTTGTAATGGACTAGGTGTAGGTGATATTGTTTGTTGAACTTGTCCTGGGTATCCTGATATTAGACCCATGATGCCTGATCCAAGAGTCTGTGCAGCTTGAATAGGTTGTTGAGCTTGTGCTTGTGCTAATTGTTGTTGAGCTGCTAATCCTGCTTGTGTTTGCGCTTGTTGTAATCCACCTAATGTAGATAACCCTGCAATTTGTTGACTAGCAAACGCTGGAGCAGCTTGAGCTAAATTCATTTGTTGACCAAAAGCTTGTCCTGCTAATTGTTGTGCTTGACCAAAACCTTGTTGTAATAATTGTGCTTGTAATGCAGCTCTGTTTCTATCTGAGGCTGACATATATTCTGCTCTTTGAACACCTTCTCTACCACCACCAAATGCACCTGAAGCAATTGCTTGATCTGCAATTGAACCTAAACCTTTTTGTGCTTGAATATCAAATTGCTGTAAAGTTGTATCTATTACATCTTGTTGATATGGAGACATAAATTGCTGATATGCAGTTGGTCCTGATAAACCTGAAGCAGTTTGTAAATAAGGTTCATATGCTCCTAATCCACCTGCTTGTGAAATCGCTTGTTGTTGTAATGGAGAGAGTCCAGCAACAAACTGTGAACCCATAATTTGTGATAAATCTTGTTCTTTAAAATCACCTACTGCTTGTTGTAATTCTGTAAGATACGGTTTAGCGGCCGCTTCTATAAACTCAGGTGGTTGATTTATTTGTGTAACAGTTTCAGCCATTATACTCGTCCTCCGTTTTCTAATTTTTTCATCATGTTATACATACGTTGTGCACCTTTGTTGACATCACCATCCCCAAATTCTCTTACAGCATCTGCTGTCATTACAAATTCGTTGTTTGATAACATCGCAGGGATGTCATCTGCCTTTTCTTTTACACCAACTGGAGGAATAAATCCACCTGTTTCTCTAAGATCTAATTCTGTAACCCCTGCAGGGTTTTGATTTAATGGAAGATTCATAATGCCTGAAGCCTCAATCGCGTTTTCTTCTGGACTACCCATAGCGTAATTTACACGGCCTCCTTCTGCATATGCACCAGCACCTGATGTATATTCAGCTAAATCAGCTTCTACTAATGCAGGTATTTGTTCTTCTGGATATCTTAATTCTTTATAGGCTTTAGTTAATCTTGTTCTAAGCGCTTCAACGTTTCTTTCGCCACCTATTGAAGATGCTTCTTCTTCACCTTCCATACCAGCTAATGCACCACCTAATGCAGTTCCATAAGCACCTACTTTTAGTGTGTTACCAAGTAGATTATCTGCACCTGATTTTAAACCAAAAGCACCACCTATATTTTTTAAACCTGCTTTAGAAAATATTCCAGGTAAGTTACCCATAACCGCAGAGGGAGCATAAGTACCTAATTTAAATAAACTACCTAAACCACCTTTAGCAGCTAAAGAACCTAGTCCTGCAGTACCTGCATATAAAAGTGCTGCTTTACCTAAATCAGATTTAGCTATACTTTTAATACCTTTAGTGACACCTTTGACAGCTTTTTTTACAAAACTACCTAGTCCGTACATTTGTCTTGGTTGTTGCATTCTAGAAATTGGCATAATTCCTTATCTTATTTTGTTTTTCCAAATAAATCAAGCTTTGGCATTATAACAGTCACGTCTCTTTGTACGTCTTCTGTTGGTATATTAGCTGCTTTTAAAGCCTCTTCATCCTTATATACTTCACCTGTTTTTTTGTTTTTTATAGTTGTAATAACCTCAGCAGGTTCTACTAAAGGTACTTCTTTTCCATTTATTTTTAAGTGTTTGATATTATCCATTTTCCTCCTATGTTCTGTCGTATTCTAATATAGATACTGTAGCACTTAATGATGAAGTATCTGTTGTTTGTAATAATAGTATATCATTTTCTTCTAGTATCAATGGTCCTTTAGCCATGTTGCATGTGGTTGGACCAGAAATGCTTGCATAAGCAACTTGATATGTTGTAGATGCTGAAGTATCTGTAATAAATACTTTAAATACTTTACTTCCTGACTCATTTACTAATTGAATGTTTTGAATAATAGCTCTTGATTCTGCTGGTGTTGTATACAAAGTAACTTGCGTTGTATCTGAAGGATCGTAAAATCTATTTAAATATCTATTAGCCATTAGTTCTGTTTATACATTATGTTTAAAGATGCAGAAACATTAAAACTTACAGCTCCTGAACTTGATTCTGCTCTAAATTCAATATCGCTTTTCTCCGTTATTTTTAGAGGAAAACTGTAGTCCTGTAAATGATTTCCGTTAGTTATTGTAATTACTTCTTTTGTATTAAATACTCCACCATAAGGTCTCACGACTAATAAAGTTTTTAATACAGCAGGAGTGTTTGATGATGTTCCTGTTGAAATATTTGTTTGATAAATATAAGCAGTATAACCAGCAGGTACTGTCCAAAATGCTTGAAGTGTTTGATTTGTACCATCTCCATTGATTGTAGTATATTTATTTACAGGAACTCCTGCTGTTACTGTTCCTGTTCCCACATATATAATTCCTGCATTTACTCCACCACTTCCTGCGGTTAAAACTATTGCTCTGTTTACCCGTAGAAATGAATTAGTAGTGGTAACAGCTGTTTGACCATTTAATATTATAGTTTCAGATATTTCATTATAATCTCCATCTAATCCTGCAATTTGCACTGTCCTTGCACCTGTTCCAGCAGAAGTATCATTTGCATCAGAACTAGATACCGTCATGGTTGTTGCACTAGGAGGATAGGCATACAGACCTCCTTGAAGCCAAATTGTTTCAAGACTATTTCCAACATCTGCGTTTTGACCAAACTTGTAAACTTGTTTGTAACTAGGAGATAAATCTCCACTAGCAACACCTAGTTGAAAATTTTCAGAATTAACATTATTACATGAACTCATTAGCAACCATACCTATTCATAAATAGTTCTTTTCGTTCAAGTTCATCTTTTAAATCTTGTTGAAATGTAGAGTTTAATTTCTCAATCAATCCGTCTAAATCTCTAATTAAAGAATCAGCATCTTGCTGTCTATATTCTTTACTAGGTCGGGTAAATACTACTGTTACTTTTGCCATTATCTTCTTCCGTCTGGTTGTATATCTAATCTAAATGTTCCAAGTTTCCAACTTTGAGATGAACCAGTGTTAGCTATTTTTAATGACATAGCTCTACCTCTAGCACGTGTATCTATCTTATCAGTAGATGATGTAATTGTAAAGGGACCAAGTGGTGAACTTGCGTAAGCATTATTAGAATAATTACGTAATTGTAATGTTATTTGTGTGTCTCCAGTTTGTGATAAGAAATCTGGAACAAATCTTCTAACTTTCATAATGTATTCACCATCACCTCTTAAATCAGCCATCCCTGTTGTTTGACCTAATGCACTTGTTCTTGCAGATATATCAAAGTCTCCTGATTCAATACTAGAAGTAATTGTATTTACACCAGTTGCTAATGCTTCATCGGTTCCTTTTTCATGTTCAAAATATATAGTACTGCCATCTACATTACCTACAACATCAAATGATGTATTGTCATCTGAATTAAAATATGTTGCATGAGGTAAACCAAACACAGATGAATCTTGCCATGTTCCTCTATTTAAAGTTCCTGTTGTCCATACAGGTCTTTGTGGTGTTGAGTCCATATAATTGTAGGTTACACATCTATTAATAACAGTTGAGCTTGATGTACAATAGAACCAAGTAATCTCACCAAACAAATTATTTAGTCCAACATTAATTAATTGATTAGCTGTTGTATTTAGATCATCGTAGACAAAGTCTTCTACCAAACAAATCATAGTCTCTAGATTACCAGAGTATTTAAAGAAACCATTTTCTGAAAACCAATACGCGGCACCATCAACTTCTAATGCAGCGTTCTGCCCAATCAAACCACAGTTCGTCCCTACTTGTTGGAAACCAAATGTAAATGGTTGACCAATAAACCTCATAGTAAATAAAGACGTATCCGTCCAAACATAGATCGCATCTCTACCTCTAACTGCACCTACAATTTTAGATCCATCTGCAAGTCTTTGTGTACCTGCTGTGTTAACTGCTGTTGGTTGATAAGTATTAATATCTTCTTGGTTTGAAAATCTAATAAACATTTCATCTTGTGTAGTTGGATCACCAATAGTTAATTCTGTTCCAAAAAATACTAAGTGCCTGTCAGGAGTTGATACTAACATATCACGTGATG